GGAATATGCAGATGCGTGTTTGAAAAAGCAATTGACCACCAAAACAAAACATGAATACGCACAAGATTTGCTATTGGGTGCGGGAACCGCAATCAAAGAAGCCTTAGCCGAACCAGCGCAGGAGCCTGTGGCAAAGGTTGTAAGCACTGCACCTGACCGCATTTGGCTTGACATTGGTTTTGACCCGCAAGACGAGGCAGAGATTTCTTTCCGCGAACTTTGTGATGTGACATGGAGTGAAGATAACGCAAGCGGCTATGGGATTGAGTATGTCCGTGCTGACACCCCACCCGCAGCACAGCCAGCGCAGGAGCCTGTGGCGTGGTTTAAACACGGGCCATACGATGATGGCGAGCCTTTTTTGGTTGTCTTTGAAGACCCAAAAGATGATGATTGTTATTCCCCGCTAGGTTTTATTGACACCACCCCACCCCAGCGCCCGTGGGTAGGGCTGACTGATGAGGAAGCGCAGTGGCTTTACGACAACTGCCGGACACCGAGTAATTTGATTGATATGGTTGAAGCCAAACTCAAGGAGAAGAACAGTGGGTAGTACCGGCTGGCCTATCACCATGTTCTTGCTGCAGGACTGCGACCGCAAGCTGGCTCGTTGGTTCTCCAGCAGGCTAGATGCACAGGCAGTTATTCGCAGGCAGTGGCCTGACGTTGTAAAAACTTATTGGAGAAACACATGACCGCAATTTGGTGCGTGGTTGTACCGCCTGAGAACTGCCCTAAACCGGAGAAGATATGACTAGCTTGAACCTTACTAAACCGATTAATTGGATAGAGTTCTACAAAAACTTTACACCACCTCCTCCAATGGGTATCTGGAAAGAGCGCTATGAGCGAATGCTATCCAAATGGCCCGCGATACTTAGGATGTACAAACAGACCCCTTTGTGGATGCAAGATGAACAGGTGTATTTTTATTACCTGAAAAACAAGGGGAACACATGAACGAACGAGACATTGAACTTGCAAAGCAAGCAAAGCTCCCTGTTAATCATCCTGATTGGGCAGATGCTGCGCTTAGGTTTGCTGCTGCCATCCGTGCCGATGAGCGTGAGAAGGTTGTTGGCTTTATCCAAGAGTATTCGTACTGGCTTGGTGTCAAAGCAAAACAAGAACTTATTTCAGCAATCCGAGCAAGGGGAACCAGTGTATAGCTACAACAAGCAAGTGCGGCAGGTACTACGGGATACCCCTGATGGGCTAACGGTAGCGCAGGTAGCATCCCTGATTAACGCGCCATATAAAACCATCAATAGACTACTACGCACCATGCCAGATGCCTACATAGACCGATGGCAGAAGATCAATGCAAAAAATAACTACGCTGCCGTATGGTGCGTAGTAGTGCCCCCAGAAAATTGCCCCAAACCCAACCAGAAAGAGACCTATGACATTAAATGAACGCGCAATCAACGACTGCGTAAGCCCTTTCAACACCACACAGCGCCAGCGTCTGCAAGACCTGAGCAAAGTACAGCCACAGGGCAGCGAATACCCCGTGTACCCCAACGTAGCTTTGGAGGCGTATATTGCCCAACTCAAGGAGTTTTACCCCGAGATGTTTCAAACCTATGCAACAATGAAAGAGCGTGTGTTCTTTGATGAGCCGCGTTCACTAGCAACCCCCCACGCCCGCTTCGTGCGGTCTCTCAGCAAGTCCCCCTACCAGAGCAACACATGACACCTAAAAAAGATACCCCCAACTTTGCCGCATGGAGCAATCAGAACTTGGCCAACTTCGCAACCGAGGCGTACATCCGTATGCAGGAGCTGCAAGAAGAGAACGAGCACCTGAAGCTGGACGCCAAGGCAGCGCTTGAAGCCGCACGTAAAGAAATGCTGGAGCGCATTAAATGAGTGACTTTGGAAAAGCCCCGATCAAAAGGGAGGGGGGCATCGCCGATCCCGATTCCTTCGAGTGGCAGTGCGGGTGCCCCGACTGCGAGAAGAAGTACTACGACTGGAAAGCCGACTACGACAACGAGCAAGCACACTACAAGGAGAAAGAACAATGACAAATGAAGAAATAGAAAAAGCATGGGAGCTGATGTCGAAGCACAACAGCGAGCTGCTGCTAGAGAACGAGTCGCTGAAAAGACAACTGCACCCCGACAACAACGCGTTGTTGTTAGCGAACGAGAAGCAGGAGAGACGCCGGATGCGCTCAAGTCTGTGGTACTCGCTCAAGCGGGCTGTCAGGATTTGGATGGGGGGAGAACAATGACGCCTGAAGGCAAGGTCAAAGCCGCCGTACGCAAAGTGCTGGACGCCGAGGGGGTGTACTACTTCAGCCCTGCGGCCAACGGCTTTGGGCGTGCGGGTATCCCCGACATCATCTGCTGCGTGAAGGGGTTCTTTCTGGCGCTGGAACTCAAGGCAGGCAAGGGCAAGACCACAGCGCTGCAAGACAGAGAAATCGCAGCAATCAACAACAACGGGGGCTTAGCCTTCGTGGTCAACGAAAACAACATCAACGAGGTGAAGGAAATAATCACATGGGTAAAAACGAATTTCAAGAACTCTGTGCTCGACTAGACGCACGACTGGCAGCAATGAGCGAAGACAGAGCAAAGGAGATGACACGCGTGTTTGAGCTGTTGTCCGCCAGCTTTGCTGACGAGGAGTGCCGACCAAGCATTCTGATACATGGTATCGGCAACAACGCGATCGTGCTCGCAGTCAACACGGCTCCTCTCGAAGCTCTGGAGTTGATGTCAATGGCCTATATGCAAATGCACGACAACGTAATCGGCGAAGCACCGCCCAAAGGGGAACTACATTGAGCGCACCGTACGACCGCATACTGACAATCGACTTTGAAACAAGATGGGACAGCAAAGACTACACGTTGTCCAAGATGACTACCGAGGAGTACATACGTGATAGCAGGTTCATACCTTTCGGCGCTTGTGTCCATGAGTTCGGAAGCAGTGCAGTCACTCAATGGTATCGAGGAGATGAGCTTCCTAGAATCCTATCGACATACAACTGGGGACGAACCGCAGTCTTGGCACATAACGCCCAATTCGATGTTTCCATACTCTCTTGGAGGTACGGCGTTAGACCCGCCTTCATCTTCGACACGCTATCAATGGCACGCGCTTTACGAGGCTTGGAGGTTGGCAATTCCCTCGCCCGGCTTTCAGAGGATTTTGGTCTTCCCCCAAAAGGGAGAGCCGTACATTCTACCGATGGATTGGCCGTCCTTGACGCTGAGACAGAACGAGAACTCGCTGAATATTGCAAGCACGACGTATATCTCTGCGAACAAATATTCGCTCGCCTCGCGAAAGGCTACCCTTCATCGGAACTACGCCTTATCGACATGACGTTGAAGATGTACACGCAGCCCGTCTTGCAGTTGGACAAGCTCATGCTAGCCAACGCGCTGGAGGAGGAGAAAGAAAAGCGTGAGGAGTTATTGCAGCGCTTGGGTGTGACGGATGCGATGCTGGCCAGTAACGGCCAGTTCGCGGCGTTGTTGGAGTCGGTCGGCATGCCGCCGCCGATGAAGAAAAAGAAGCCCACGGCCCAGACGCCCAACCCCGAGGGTATGAACTATGCATTTGCCAAGACAGACGCCATGTTCCAAGCCATGCTCAACGGAGACAACGAAGACGTGGCCGCGCTGTGCGAGGCACGGCTGAAGGTCAAGTCCACCACTGAGCGTACGAGGGCGCAGCGATTCTTGGAGATCGCAGGACGGGGCACACTACCGGTGCCCCTGAGTTATTACGGCGCAGCAACGGGCCGCTGGACGGCGAGCAAGGGCAGCGCTATCAACATGCAGAATTTGAAGCGCGGCTCGTTCCTACGCAAGGCCATCATGGCACCGCCGGGCTACCAGTTGGTGGTGGGCGACTTGTCGCAGATCGAACCCCGTGTGTTGGCGTGGCTGTCTGACTACGAAGAGATGCTCGACATCTTCCGCGCAGGGGGCGATCCGTATGCTGCCTTCGGGGCGCAGATGTTCTCAATCTCCGGCATGACCAAGGAAAGCCACCCAGTGCATCGCCAATCGGCCAAGAGCGCACTGCTAGGCGCGGGGTATGGGTTGGGTTGGGCGGCGTTCGCAACGCAGCTTCTGGTGGGGTTCCTTGGCGCTCCGCCGCTGCGTTACTCCAAGGCCGAGGCGTTGCAGTTGGGTGTGACCAAGGAGTACATCGACAAGTTCCTGAGCTGGGATGACAACCTCAAGAAGCTGGAGGAGATTCCCCACACCTGCACGACCAAGGAGCTGCTCATCCACTGCGTTGCTGCCAAGAAGATCATCGACATCTACCGGCAAACAGCGCATCAGGTGGTGTCGTTCTGGGAGATGTTGTCGGGGCTGATCGTGACTTCGCTGCACGGCGGGCAGGAGTTCAAGTACAAGTGCCTGACCTTCCGCAAGGAGGAGATCGAGTTGCCCAACGGCATGAAGCTGCTGTACCCCAACCTGCGCCAGCAGCAGAAGAAAGATGGCAAGAAGGGGGAGATGGAGTGGGTGTACGGCGCGGACGCAACCAAGCTATACGCTGGAAAGATTGCGAACAATGTCACACAGGCGACAGCACGAATCGTGATGACTGATGGTATGCTACGGGTGTCAAAGAAATACTTCGTGGCCGGTACGGTTCACGATGAGCAGATCGTAGTTGTGCCTGATGCAGAGGTGGAGTTCGCTAAGACTTGGGTCTTGGCGCAAATGACTATGGAGCCACGGTATTTGCCGGGGATTCCGTTGGACGCTGACGGTGGCGCACACCGTAGGTATGGACTGGCTAAAGGTTAGGGGAAGCACATGATGGCAAAAATAAAAGCTATGTTTCCACGGCGTATGCGCGTGGGCAAGAAGATGTATTCGGTCGAGGTCGTCGAGGCTATGATCGAGAAGAACTGTGTGGGGCGTACAAAATATGCTGACCGCAGCATTCAGATCGCGGCCAAGCACAACAGCACTGGGCGTTTCCTTGCGGGTGCAGAAATTCGTGATACGTTCTGGCACGAGGTGACACACGCCATCCTTGAGGACATGGGACGGCACACATTGAACCGTGACGAACGATTCGTTTCGGAGTTCGCTAACCGGCTGTCCGCAGCCATTGACTCAGCAAAGTTCTAACATGACAAAAGTCGTCTGGTCTCATTCAGCGCTCAAGGATTACGAGTCCTGCCCCAAGAAGTACTACGAGGTGCGCGTGCTGAAGAAGCACAAGTTTACCGAGACAGCGGCAACGCTGTACGGGACGGAGCTACACAAAGCAGCCGAGGACTACATCGGCGAGGGCACACCGCTGCCACCGCAGTTCGAGTTCATCAAAGGTACGTTGGATGCGCTGAATGCCAAGCCCGGACGCAAGCTGGTTGAGTACAAAATGGCGCTGACACATGACCTGCAGCCCTGTGACTGGACGGCCAAGGACGTGTGGGTTCGTGGTATCGCTGACCTTATCATCATGGACGATGACAACCTGACGGCGTGGGTGGCGGACTACAAGACGGGCAACAACAAGTACCCTGACCGTGAACAGCTCAAGCTCATGGCCATCATGGTGTTCGCACACTTCCCGCATATCCGTAAGGTAAACGCTGCATTGCTCTTTGTCGTGAAAAACGATATGGTAAAGATCAGCGTGGGAGTCGAGCAAGCAGAAGGCGAGTGGTGGTCATACCGCAAGCGCATCGCCCGCATCGAACAAGCGCATGAGACCGGCGTGTGGAACCCGAAAGCCTCACCCCTTTGCCCGTGGTGCCCAGTCACCACTTGTGTCCACCATCCAAAACATTAAAGGAACAGTCATGCCTTACAAAAACCCAGAAGATCGCGCAGCTTATCCTGCGTACGATCAGAAGCCCGAAGTTAAAAAGAAACGTGCAGCACGCAACAAAGCCCGCGCCATGCTGGAACGGGAAGGCTTGGTGCACAAAGGTGACGGCAAAGATGTCGATCACAAGAAAGCGCTGAGCAAAGGCGGCACAACGACACGCAGTAACTTGCGCGTTAAGAGTGCGACAGCCAACCGCTCATACGCACGCAACAGCGACCACAGCATCAAATAAAACACGAGAAGCAAATGCAAGTCATCGAAAACAAAGCACTACTCTTCAAGACCAGAAACCCCGACAAGTACGCCCTCATCCCAAAACGTCATATCGTGTCAGAAGATAACGGGACGTACGAGATCATGGTGTATTGGGGTTTGGAGGAAGTTCAGGTACTGCGAAACTTAGGCGTCAAAGATGTACCTTCGCCCATTACGGGGCGTTATGGTTGGCCGGGGCGTTACACCCCCATGTCGCATCAGATGGCGACCGCAGACTTCTTAACGATTCATCGCAGAGCATTCGTGTTCAGCGAGCCCGGCACAGGCAAGACGCTCAGTGCATTGTGGGCAGCGGACTACCTGATGAGCATCAAGAAAGTGCGTAGGGTTCTGATATTGTGCCCACTCTCAATCATGCAGAGCGCTTGGCTTGGGGACTTGAGCAACAGCGTCATCCACAGGTCTGCCGTTGTAGCGCACCATGCGCAGGCTAGCCGCCGTATCGAGATGGTGCAGGAGAATTTTGAGTTTGTTATCACGAATTACGATGGCTTGAACCTGATTGCCAACGAGGTCAAGAACGATGGCCGCTTTGATCTCATCATCGTTGACGAAGCGAATGCTTACAAGACCCCCACAACCAAGCGCTGGAAGGCGCTAGCAAGCATCCTGACCCCCGAGACCCGACTGTGGATGATGACGGGTACACCTGCTTCGCAGTCCCCCGCAGACGCATACGGCTTGGCCAAGCTAGTTAACCCCAATGGGGTACCAAGATTTTTTACGGCGTGGCGCGACAAGGT